CGTAGCGCTCACATCCACCAACAACAATGAGCCTGCCAAGCCGCTCGGTCCTTCGTGACCGGGCGCGCTTCGGCATGGCCGGAGAACTAAATGAGCAACCTTCGCGACTCCAACATTCTGCAAGACTTCACCGTCTGGATCGACGGTGTCGGCAAGATCGGCGAAGCGCCGAACTTCCAGCCGCCCGAGATCAACATGTCCATCGAAGAGTTCCGCGGTGGCGGCATGGACGGCACGGTCGAAATCCCCTTCGGCATCGAGAAGATCGAGTTCGATTTCACGCTTCATACGTGGGACGAGCAGATCTGGACGAAGCTCGGCTACGGCCCGGGTTCGCTCGACGTGCCGATCACGTTCCGTGGCTACCTGCTCTCCCCGGGCGGCGGCGAGAAGGGCGTGATGATCACCACGTTCTGTCTGGTGAAGGCGATCAAGACCTCCAAGGCGGAAGCCGGCAAGAAGGTCGAGATGACGATCAACGTCGTCGCCAACTACTACCAGCACGTTGTCGAGGGCAACACCGTTGCCGAAATCGACGTGTTCAACAAGGTCACCATGATCGGTGGCGTTGATAAGAGCGCCAGCGCTCGCCGGATCCTCGGCTTCACCTACTAAGGTCAGCCAGGCTCCCAACTACGAGGCCCCGTCAACCCGGCGGGGCCTTTTTCTTTTTTCGAAATAGGTGTGCAAACCAATGACGACCGAAATCAAGACCGAAATCTTCACGCTCTCCCAGCCCTTCGAGTACCGCGGCGCGACGTACTCCGAGATGAAGGCTCGCCGCCCCAAGGTGCGCGACCTCCGCAACTTCATCAAGGGCATGGAGAAGGACGCCATCGCCGCGATGGAGAAGGTTCTGTCCGACCTGTGCGAGGTCGACGAGAAGGTGATCTCCGAGATGGACATCGAAGACTTCGCGCCCATGAAGAAGTGGTTCGAAGATTTTTTGAAGCCCATGGCGAGCGAGTAAGCAACATCATCGTCGATGCATTCCCGATCTTCGAGCGTTTCGGATGGACGCTCGAAGACGTGGATCGCATGGACTTCGATGACTTCATGCTCGTCGCTGACGGCGTCCAAGCACTGAACACACGAGACGCTGAAGCGCTCAAGAATGCCCAGGGCGGGAGATAGCCCTGGGTCTTTTCATTTGGATCTCTAGGGAGCTGGGATGTCTGACGAACACTTGAAGGTCATAGCCGAGCTGGAGCTTCGCGCCAGCGGTTCGGCGACCATCGCAGCTCTGCAAGCAAAGATTAAGGCGCTCAAGGACCAGATCAACAAGTCCTTCGCGCCCAACGCGATCCAGGACAGGATCATCTCCCCCAAGATCATGAAGGATCTTCAGGGGACCGGTAAGGCCATCAACGGCCTGACCAAGAAATACACCGACATGGCGAAAGAGGCCCGTGAACTGGGCCAGATGAACGCCCGTGTCTGGGACGGCATGCGCCGTGACATCGAAAAGACCCAGAAGCTGTGGCGAAAGTCCAGCGGCGAAGACAAGCGGCGGTACGCCGACGACCTGAAGGAAAAGGTCAAGTACGCGCAGGCCTATCGCTCGATCTACAACAGGGAGCATCAGGCCTATCTTCGCTCCGTAGCGGCCAGGGACAAGGCTGAGAGCGCTCTGACGCTCGCCAGATTCCGGCAGCAGGAGAGGCTGGATCGTCAGGCCCGCGCATCAGCGCTGCGGTCGCGAGCGGCCTTCACCCGTTCTCTGCAGAACGTTGCCGGCTCGGTGCGAAGCGGAGGCTATCAGGCCGCGCTCGTGGGCGGCGCCCTCGCGTACGGCGGCGGCCGGGCGGTCTCGTCCTCGATCCGGTCGGCAACCGACATGGACCGTGCTGAGGCGAACGCTCGCATCAACATGGACGAGAAGCAGATCGCGGGCGGCTTCGGCGGCTTGCGGAGCCGCATCCTTCCGAAGGCCGTTCAGCTGGGTCAAGACCCGGCTCGCTACATGCAGACCGTCGTCGAAGCTGCCAAGGCCGGCGTTCCGGAAAGCATGGCCGAAGCCACTGGTGAGATGGTCACCATGCTCGCCAAGACGTTTGGCGTCGAGGTCGATCAGGCCATGGACGGCATGGGCTACGCCATCGCGCAGGAGCACGGTGCAGGGCGACTGAAGGATATGACCGGCGTCCGCCGGCTCGGCAACATCGCCGCCTTCCTCTCGGCCAAGACCGCCGCGCGTCCCGATCAGATGTTCTCGTTCCTCCGCACCGGTATGGGTTCTGGTGCGATGCTGGGTATGAACCAGCAGTCGACTCTGGCCTTCGGCGCGTCGGCCATCCAGGCCGGTGCTCAGGGTCAGCAGGCAGCCCGATTCCTTGGCAGCCTCGGTACCAATCTGGCCGAGCTGACGATGGAAGCGGACAAGATCACCAAGAAGCATCACCGCTCCAAGGAAGACAACCTCTTCATGGGCCTGCCCGGTCAGCTGGGCTATGGCTCGTATCAGGACATCGAAGCGCGGATCAAGAAGAACCCGAACACGGCAATCTTCGACCTGATCAAGTCGTTCGGCAAGATCAAGGAGCCGCTCGACCGCAAGAAGGCGATGTCGCAGATCTTCGGCGAGGACTTCTCGCGCTTCCTGGCGAACATGATCGCGTCGCCTGACATGTTGAAGCGCACGCAGGAGCTGGCAGAGGAAGCCGCAAACCAGAAGGAAGGCAACGACTTCATCAGCGAGGCTTGGAGCGAATACGCCAAGAGCCTTGAGTTCCTGATGGATCGCATCAGCGCCGTCTGGAAGGTCGTCAAGACCGAACTCGGCGACACGATGAAGCCGTTCGTGGAGCAGCTCAGCCAGTACGTCACTGACTGGTACAACGCTGTCAAGACTGGCGGACTCAAGGAGAAGTTCAAGGCCATCCTGGATGGTCTCACCGAGGGCTTCCTCGGCAAGAAGGGCACGTTCCGTGACCTGCTTGAGAACATCTTCGGCAAGCCCGGTGAGGGCAGCGCAGGAAACACCGACAACTACTTCAAGTTCGCTCGCGGCTTCGCGGCCGGTCTGCGAGAGGTTGCCTCCACGATCGGCGACATCTTCACGACCCTGTCGAAGTACTTCGGCGGCGGCTCGGATGCGGAAGCACTCGGAAAGTTCACCGCCAAGATCGTCGCCCTGGTGGCTGCGCTCACGGCACTGTCTCCGGTTATCTCGGTCTTCTCGACCTTGGTTACCCTCGTGGCAGGCCTGGCTGCGATCCTCGGAGGTCCCGCGACCATGGCTCTCGCAGCCACGGCCATGAACGACGTCGGAACGTCTGACACCTCTCGCAAGATGAGGAAGCCGGACGGCACAATGGAAACGACCAGCGAGTGGCGCGCTCGCCAGAGCACAGCCAAGAACAAGCTGTACCACAAGCAGTCCGGCTCGGGCTTCAACCCCTCAGACGTTCACCCGATGAACTATCTGGGCGAGAAGCTCGACAAGTTCGGCGGAAAGATCGAACGGGCCAGCCTCATGAGCACTGACATCAGTGCCATGCGGCGCGGCGGCGGGCTCAGCAACGCCTACGCAGGCGCCGGCTCATCCGGTGGCGGCGGAAGCGCTGGCGGCGGCATGGGTCGACTCCTCAGTGGAGTCGGCACTCCCGATGCTCTGATCAACGGCGCCACGCCTGGCGGCCTGCTCCCCAACTTCGGCGTTGGTTCTGGCGGCATCATCAGGCGCGGCGGCAAGGTCGGCATGGGATACAGCAGCCCCGACGTTGGGACCAGCGTTCCGTCTGGCGGGCCTGCCGACATGAGTGTCGGCGAGGGTCTCAGCGGCAACGCCTTCCTTCAGGCTCGTCGTGGTAAATTCGCAGAGGAGCTGCAGAACGATCCGAACCTTCGCCTGCATCTCGCGGCCATGCAAATGACCGAGGGTGCGAGCCGTGGCGGAACGATCGAAAGCCTCATGAACCGCTCGGATATGCAAGGCAAGTCGATGCGATCGATGCTCGGCTACTCGGCTGATGGCAGGATCAATCCGAAGAGCTTCTACGGTCCCATCCGTCGAGGCGAACTTGGACCTGCGATCGAGCAGCTGAAGCGCGACCCGAAGCTCTTTGCGAAGTACGACGCCTACACGCAGCGTGCTCTCGCGGGAAGCCATGTCATTGGTGGTTACACCGACCAAGGTCTGCCGACCGATCCCAACGGATCGGCGCGCACCGGCATCCCGGGGCTCCGGCTCCGCGACCCGAAGACCGGAAAGATCGACGGCAACGAGTTCACCGACTGGGCAGGCGCAGGCCGTCAGAAGGCGATCAACTTCCGTAAGTTCCTGGAGAACGGTATCGCCGGCAGCGGCGACTCGCCGGTCAACAAGGTTCCGTCGCCGGCCGAGTCGATCAGGAACGTTCCTGCTGCTCCCATGTCTGGCGTCCCGATGAAGGGTGACTTTGGTGGCGGCGGTCGCGGCTCTGTCGCGATCCACATCAATGGCAACAGCCACGATCCGGAAGCTCTGGCCAACCTGGTCCAGCGCCGCGTCGACGAGGGAATGAACTGGCGCGCTCACGACAGCGAGTCCGAATACACCTAAGAAACAGCTCGGCCCTACGGGGCCGGGCTCTCCTTCAACAACTGAGAGGCACCCATGGCATTCATGCTGCTGGGGCTTGCCCCGGTCCTGAACAAAGGGGAGACGCCTGCCAAGGACGGCAGCGACATGATCCTCTTCTACGTTCCTCTTCCGAACCACGAGACCCCGAACTTCGAGACGATCCAACGCGACCACCAGTTCACCTGGGTGTCGAACGATCGTCTCTCGCGCGATCCCGCGATGCAGTTCGTCGGACCTGGCGAAGAGAACGTCTCGATCGACGGCAAGATGTACCCCTATCACTTCGGCGGTCTCGACACGATTGCGCGTCTGCGCGCGGCCGGCAAACGAGGCAAGCCGATGCAGATGGTGCGGTTCTATCCCCTGCAAAATCCTGCCGGCTACGCGGCCGAGTTCGTCGGAAACTACGCCCTCAAGCGCGTGCGCACCGTCGAGCAGAAGATCGGCGCGATCGGCATCGCCCACAAGATCGACTTCACCGTTGAGCTGACGAAGTACGGGGATGACCTGTACACGGGCGGCGTGGTGATCCCTGAAGACTCGACGCCCAGGGTCGTCGACAACTCGAAGCTCGGTGAGGCCTGATGTCCACCTATGTCACCAAGCTTTTCGATCGGCTCGATCGCATCTGCTACTCGCGGTACGGCAACTCGTCGAACCAGATCGTGGAGTGGGTGATCGAGCAGAACCCAGGCATCGAGCTCTACGGCATCGTGCTGCCGTTGGGCATCACCATCAACCTTCCAGACGCTCCGAAGAAGCTCGACGCACCTCCGGTGCTCAAGCAGGTCTTCCTCTGGAAATAACTCTCTCCTGACGAGCATGTCTCGCCAGACAGGTCGCCCTTCGGGGCGGCCTTTTTCTTTTGTGCGGAGTGAATATGGCCACCGGCTACACGCCGATTTATCGGATCATGAAGGGCGGCATCGATATCACGGGCAACTTCAACGACCGATGCACCCAAATCAAAGTTGAGCTGATCGCTGGCGGCGGCGAAGGCGACAACTGCACCATCACCTTGGACGACCGTGACTGGGCAATTCAGGCGGTCGATCCTGGTGATCAGATCGGGCTTTATCTCGGCTACAAAGAGATCGGTCTCGCCTATCTCGGCACCTACAATCTCATCGACGTCACCTGGAAGGGTAAGCCCCGCAGCGTCCAGCTGACCGGCACGTCGACCAAGTTC